GCACTGTTCTTCGAGACCCGACAAGTACAGTTTTTAGAGTTGTAACTGCATTTAGTGGTTCTAATACTAATAGACAAGATTCTAGTCATGTTGCTGTTGCAGTTTTTGGTGATTAATATTTTATAAGATATACTAAAAGAAAAACTTATGGCTGATTCTGATAAGCGATTTATTTATGAAAATGATGATGGTGGTATTTCTATTGTTGTTCCAATAATGAACTCTGGATTAACATTAGATCAGATCAAAGAACAGACTTGTCCTAGTGGCAAGACAGTTTATACTGTAGATAGAACTGTAATTCCTACGGATAGGAGTTTTAGAAACGCTTGGACTTATACGGAGTAAATTATGGGATTTGGAACTGATATGGCGAAAGCTAGAGAAATTCATAAAACAAACATTAGAAATGCAAGAACTCCATTGCTTGATGCACTTGATGTTGAGTTTACAAAGGCGTTAGAAGCTGGAACGAGTACAACTGATATAGCAGCAAAAAGACAAGCACTAAGAGATGCCCCTGCTGATTCTGGTATTACATCCGCAGCAGATGAGGCAGCATTAAAAGCTCAATGGAAAACTGATATACTAGGAACATCACCTTATAGTTAAATGGCAATAATCGCTGGAACTAAAGATTTTGACGTTGCAAGACGAAGTGACTTTCCTTTAACACTTACTTTTAAAGGGGGTGATGGTAATGCTTTGAATTTAACGGGTTATACAGTTGACGCTGAAGTATATAGTCAAACTCCAGATGGGTTCAGAGATGTAAAATACGCTGATTGGTCTATTGCTTATATAAGTAGATCAACAGGGGTAGTTGATATTGCTTTGACTGATACACAAACAACAACTTTTAATAAACATGAATTAAAATATGATGTGCAACTAACGCAACCAGACGGAAAAAAATTTCAATATATAAAAGGTACACTATATATAAATGAGGGCTATTCAGAATGAGTACACCTAATAAAGTTGAAATTAGTCAGATAAATGAAGTAACAACTGTTGAAATCACTACGGTCGGGCCTCAAGGCCCCGCTTTTGACATTGATTTAGTTCATACAGACAAAGTTGATAATTCTATAATGTATTATGACCAAAGTAGTGGTAAGCTAAAATTAGATTCAACTACTACCAAATTAACACTCGTAGACGGGGGTAACTTCTGATGGCAAACACAATTAGAATTAAAAGATCAACTGGATCAAGTAACCCTACCTCCCTTGAAAATGCTGAAGTTGCTTTTAGAGAAGGGGATGAAGTTTTAGTTTATGGTACTGGAACAGGGGGATCTGGAGGTTCAGCTACAAGTATTATTTCTATTGGTGGTAAGGGAGCATTTTTTGATAAAGCAACAACAAGAACAACAAATCATGTATTAGCTGGTGCTGCTTCTGGAAGTGCTGCTGCACCTACATTTAGAGCGTTAGTAAGCGATGATATTCCTTCAATAGCACATACAAAAATATCTGATTTCGATACAGGTGTAAGAGTTAATACACTGGCAGAAATGGCCGCTCCTGCTGCTGCTGTAAGTTTAAACAGTCAAAAGATTACATCATTAGCAGATCCTACTGCGGATGGTGATGCTGCAAATAAAGGATATGTAGATTCTGTTGCTCAAGGACTTGATGTTAAAGATTCAGTCAAAGTTGCAACAACAGCAAATATATCGCTGAGTGGAACGCAAACTATTGATGGAGTTGCGGTTTCTGCTGATGAAAGGGTTTTAGTAAAAGACCAAAGTACAGCAAGTCAAAATGGATTATATCTTTGTAAAGCAAGCACATGGGCAAGAACAACTGATTTAGCTGCTGGTGTTGATGCTGCTGGTGCTTTCACTTTTGTTGAGCAAGGAACTGTTAACGGAGATAATGCCTTTGTCTGCTCTTCAGATAAGTTATCAGCGGTTGTTGGGACAAATAACCTTACTTTCGTTCAGTTTTCAGGAGCAGGTCAGGTCATTGCAGGGTCAGGGATTGATAAATCAGGTAATACTCTTTCTGTTGATCTTAAATCCAATGGTGGTTTAGTAATAGAGTCAACTGAAATTGCTGTTGATCTAGCTGCTAGTTCTATAACAGGAACTCTTGCAGTTGGCGATGGTGGAACGGGTGCTACAAGTGCTTCGGCTGCGAGAACTGCCCTCGGATTAGTGATCGGCACAAACATTCAGGCATTTGACCAGCAATTATCTGATATAGCTGGTTTAACTCCAACTGATAGTAATTTTATTGTTGGTGATGGATCAAACTTTGTTCTCGAATCAGGAGCTACAGCAAGAGCATCTTTAGGAGCGCAGGCATCAGCAACAGACTTAACGAATTTGTCTTCTTGTCAATCAGGTGGATCTGCTGCTTTAGCTGCTCTTACCTCAACAGAGATTGGTATTCTTGACGGAGCAACTGTAACAACTGCTGAATTGAATCTCATGGACGGAGGTACATCAGCTACAGCAACCACTTTGGCAGCCGCAGATCGTTTTGTGTGCAATGATAATGGCGTAATGAAACAAGTAGCACTCAGTTCGCTAGTTACGTTCCTTGAGGATGAATCAGCATCTAGTTTCGACATAGATGGAGGAACATACTAGAATCTAATCATTAGGAGGTGAAACAATGGCTAACACAATTAAATTAAAAAGAGCAAGCGGAAGCGATCCAAGTGCAAGTGATCTAGTTGTTGGAGAAGTAGCTTTAAGAACTGACAATGGTAAATTATTTACAAAAAAAGATGATAATTCTGTAGCAGAGATAGGTGGCGGTAGTGGTGGAGGTGGCGTTACTTCTGATGCTCAGGACAACACAGTAGGTGGTACAAATGCAGGAGATTCCTTCGACGGAACAAATGCGGAAGAAAATACGTTATTTGGTAAGAACGCTGGTACTGCAATTACTTCAGGAGATCAGTCAACTTGCCTAGGATTTGAAGCGGGTAAATCAATCAGTACAGCAGCTAGGTTAACTGCTATTGGTCGTAAAGCTGGAACAGATGTTACAGGCCAAAACAACACTATAGTAGGAGCTAATACTGGTCTTGGTATTACTTCTGGTACAGATAACACTGTAATAGGTGTTGGTGCTGCTGATACTGGCAACAGGTCTAATGCTACTGCGATAGGATATGGAGCTTCAGGTTCTTCTGCACAAAGTGGAAATACTGCTGTTGGATATAATGCTGGTAAAAACGCTAGTAATAATTGTACATTTCTTGGCTTTAAAGCTGGAGAGAACGCTACAGGAAATTCTAATACAATTATTGGAGACATAGCTTTTTCTACAGCAAATAGCGGAAATCAAAATACGGTAGTGGGTTATGAAGGCTTGAAGTCTTATAACGATACTGGTACAAACCCTTATCAAGGTAGTGTTGCAGTGGGTAGAAGAGCTTTAATGTCTGCCACAAACGGCAATCACAACGTGGCAGTGGGAAGGTTATCAGCCTATTCAGTTACCACAGGAACAGAAAACTGTTTTCTAGGCGCACTAGCTGGTTACGGAACTGACGGTACTGGATCTTTAACTACAGGTTCAAATAATATTATTGTGGGTTATCAAGCACTTCCAAGTGCAGCAACAGTATCCAACGAAATAACTTTAGGTAATTCAAGCATTACCAAATTTAGAATACCTGCGTTAAATTTTGTTGTTAAAAGCAGTACAGCAACAGAAGGTCATGTTTTAACAGTCGATGCCAATGGAGAAGCAGGGTTTGCAGCTGCATCTGGAGGTGGTGTTGCTTCTGACTCTAACAACAATACTGTAGGAGGTACTAATGCAGGTGATAGTATCACAAGTGCTACAGACTGTACTTTTTTCGGAAAAGATGCTGGTACTGATATTACTGACGGTCAATTTAATACTTTTATTGGAAGTCTTGCAGGATCAAACACAAACTCTGGAACTTATTTAAATACTTTTGTAGGGTATCAAGCTGGAATTAATAATGGTAATGCTAACCATAATGTTTTTCTAGGAGCAAATACTGGATTAAATAACGCGGCTTGGGATAATGTTTTTATAGGAAACTATAGTGGTGACGCTAATACTTCGGGAACTCAAAACGTATTTGTGGGTAAAAATTCGGGAACAAGCACCACTTCTGCGTCTCATAATTGTTGTTATGGCTTTGAATCTGGAAAAGATATTACGACTGGTTCAAGTAACTGTTTATTTGGTCATAAAGCTGGAAATACGGGAACTAATGATTTAACTGAAGGTTCAAATAATATTTTAATAGGGCATGATGCGGCAGCCAGTTCAGCAACAGTATCTAATGAAATAACTTTTGGTGACTCCAATATTGCTACTCTTCGTTGTAATGTGCAATCAATAAGTTCTTTATCAGATAGAAGAGATAAGACAGATATAAATACTCTTGATCTTGGTTTAGATTTTGTAAAGTCTTTGAATCCTGTAAAGTTTAAATGGGAAACCAGAGATGGTAATGGAAAAGATGGATCGTATGAAGCAGGTTTTATAGCACAGGACTTTCAACAACTACAAAAAGATAATGATGCTGATTACTTAAGTCTTGTTATGGATACTAATCCTGACCGTTTAGAAGCTTCTTACGGTAAACTTATACCAGTTCTTGTCAAAGCGATACAAGAACTTACAATAGAGGTTGAAACACTTAAATCTAATGGCTGAACGTACCACAGAAGAAATCGCAACTATTTTTGAACACGCTGGTCATAGCGTTAAAGTAATTAATACCCTTGCTGCTTTATCTTCGTTAAGTACAGAACAAAAGGCAGAAATAGAAAGGAACGTAAAACATCTAGAAATTATAAAAGCCTACACTAAAGAAGATGGTACGACTAGCATTTGGAGTAGCGATTACGACTTCACACAGCAAGACAACGCAGTTATACTAGGAAAAACTGAATACGAATGAAAGCATTAATAGAAAAACAAATTCTTGAATGGCAACAGGAAATTATTAAACAGAATACTTATGTTATGAGATTAGAGGGAGGAATACAGGCTTATCAGTTGTTACTACAAAAGATGAATGAAGAGGAAGAAAAAACAGGAAATATAGAACTAGGGGTAAAAAACAAAAAAAAGTAGAAGGGATACTTGTAAGAGAGTGTCCTGTCTGTGGTACTAGCTTTAATACAATGGAACAACGAAAGATATATTGCTCTGGAGCGTGTAAAACAAGATCATGTAGAGCTAAAACTGCTAGTTAACTTTAGGAGTCAT